CATCAATAGTACCACCATTAATGTCTACAGTAGTAGCTGTAGCAGAACTAAATGTGGCTGCGGCAGGTGTAGTTGCACCAATAGTTGTACCGTCTATTGTCCCACCATTAACGTCAACAGTAGCGAAGGTAGAAGTACCTGTAGAAGTTACATCACCAGTCAAGTCACCTGTAACATCACCAGTTACATTACCTGTAACGTTACCTGTTACATTACCTACAACACCACCAGTAGCAGTAAGAACACCAGTAACACCAAGAGTACCAGCAACAGTTGCATTCTCGTGTACTGTAAGTGTATCAATATAGCCTACACCGTCAACGTAAAGATTCTTAAACTCAGCGCCTACAGCACCAAGGTCAATGTCATCATCAGTAACAGGTACAACTGCACCGTCTTTAATACGTACTTGCTCAACAGCAGCACCACCTACTTCACTATAGAAGCTAATGCGGTTGTTAGTTGTGTCTACTACAACTTTATTCTTTGCGTCAACATCAGCAATAAGAGGTACGTAAGCACCTTCTGTTGAGCTTCCATCATGCTTGTGACCACCACTAAAAGCAAAAGCATCACGTAGTGCGTTATACTCCGCATTAACTGGCCCTGCTTTAATAATTGCACTAGCAATAATATCAGCTACTGACTGTCGGGTGTATCCTGCCATTAGAGTCTATCTCCTACTCCGAAGGTCACAACTAAGCCTTGAATGCTGTGTGACGCATTTGTGTCATTTGTTACGTACTTAAAAGATACAGACTTACCTGACCCCGATACGTTAGTTCTTACTACTGGTGCTGGATTGCCGTCAAAGATTGCGGTGCTGTCGTAAAGGGCTTCATTGTAGTAAGCTGCTGCGCCTTCTGTACTAATCGTAAAGTTGTTAGGACTTAATGTTTCAAAAGCTTCGTAGTCATACAAGACCGACATAGCAACTTCATTGTCACCCTCAGAGCGTAAGTATGTAGCGACTGTATGGATGACCTTACGCTGCTCTGGGTCTTGCATATGAATAAATGGCGTCTGATATAGACTAAAGATTTCTGCACCATCAAAGTCAGTACCTTTTTCTTGACGATGCACCTTACCGTTGCTATCACCATGTAGGACAAACTCGTACTGACCTATGTAGCCGCTATCAGCACAAGAAGCTTCGACACCTAGCACCTGCCCAAACTCAAAAGCAGTTCCTTGAGGTGTTGAACGCATACCCGCAATTAGACCTGTAGACTCACCTACAGCAAAGAACACACGAAATTGAGACTTAGCACGAATGACTACAGAAGATAATACATCTAAGTCTTCTTGAAGAACCACCTCAGTAAAAATAGACTGTACGTTTTGAGAGATGGACTCTAAGTTAACATCGCCAATCTTGTTTGTGCCAGAGATAGGACGATACCCATCCTGAGACAAAAACAATAAGTCACCAGCTATCTCAATAACACTGTCCGTAGCCATACAACCCAGATCATCTGTAACTTCTTGAAGTACAAAGTCTGAGATATTATTACCTGCAAGCTTACGGATAATGTTCGTACCAAAGATGTACATAACATCACGGAAAGACCTAATAGCTACAATAGGAAAGCCTACATTGATAACACCTGCACCGTCAGCAGGGTCAAAGCTAGTCTCATCGTAAGGCGCAGAAAAGAAAAGGTTAGTAGGTTCTGTAGTATCTCCAGCAAGGAATAAATGGTTCTTAAATACGTGAGACACCTTAGGTGCGCTGGGCGCATTGCTGTCTGTGATCTGCGTGTAAGTAGTACCATCGTAAGTAGCAGCAGGATTTATTGCGTCTGTGAGTACAATCTTGTCTGTACCCCAGTTGTACCTACTAAAGCGCACCTTTGTTACACCTGTCATAGTAGGGGAACCTGATGTAGTAACTGCTACCCAGTTTTCCGTACCGACATCCCAGTAATGCAAATAGTTAGAACCACTAGAAGGCTTACGTGCAGCAAGGATACCGTCATTCACACCATTAGCTACACACAAACCTAAGACACTGCCTGTACCGGGTACTGTACCGTAATCATTACTAAAGCCACTAATACGTCTATAGCCACCTGTAACAGCAGGTTCATAGTTAATCAAAGCCACGGCAGAGCCTGGGGAAGTCTCACCCTGTGATAACACATCACGGTTAGTGTTAAGACCGCCTTGGCAGAAGACTTTAAATGAGGCTAGATTATCAGCCATTAGTAACCGCCACTAAAAGAAGATGTACTACCTCGTGTAACTACTGTAGAGCGGATCTCAATAGCATCATCCATTAAGACACGGCGCATAGACTTAATGCCATCCTCAAAGTTATTCTGGTGCATTGCAGCACTCTGCTCGTTGCTACGGAAGCGCATCATAAACATCATTGCACCATCAATAAGTACGTGTTTAAAACGATCTGGTATAACTGATACGTCATTGTATAGTGTAAGGTCCGAAGGGAAAGACCAGTATACATACTCAATCTCATACGCAGCGTTAGGCACAGGCGTAACACCAAAAGACTCACCATAAGTCTGATATACTACAGAGGGAGCAGACTCACCGTTTACTGTATCACCGCTATCGTCAGACGATCTATAGTTCTGAATGTAGTCTTCGTAGGAGATAGCCTTCAAGCGGCGAGGACCGTTCTGCTCTGACTCAAGCTTTTTAATGTAGAAAGTATCCCAGTCTACACTTGAGTAATCTGCAGGGAAGCTGTACTGACGTGTACCAGCAGCAAGAGTTTGTGTGTAGGTAGTCTTGAGGAAGGGCCACTCTTGACCCGTCTGTAGAATAAGTCTAATGCTACTATTGATTGCATCCTTAGCTAGAGCTTGAACGTTACGCACGGTATCAAAGCCATCACCTGCTGTATCAAGTGTGACTTCGTTCATGCGTCTTAGTAATTCATTAACTAGCGATACGTAAGTAGCCATAGAGTTATCCTACCCTTAAGTAAGCTGAAGGGCCAGCCTCCTAAGAGACCAGCCCGACAGACTAAGTGTAATTAAGCAGCGTTGTAACGTGCTGTGATAAGTGCCTCGGGGCGGAGGATTTTGCGCCCATAGAGATGCATACCACGTACAATGTCAGCAAAGCTGTCTGGGTCACGGTAGTTCTCAACTTTGTTGATCTGCTCAGCAGAAGCAACAGCATCGTCCTGACCAGCTACGATAACACCGTAGTTAGCGTCTTGTGCAGTTGTACCTGAAGTACCAGCACCAGTGCCTTTAGCAGGCAAAGCATTGGACACATAAACACGGAAGCCGTGAATGTTGTTCAATACCAGACCGTTTTGCAAGCCTGAGCCGCCAAAGTCGCCATTCAACATGCGTGAATCTTCGTCTTTGAGCATCTCTACAAACACTGGGTCAAGAACAACCCAACGTCCACGTGCGTCTACGTTCTGTGTATCCATCTTACGAGCCATACGTGCAAGTACAGTCAATGGAGAAACAGTAGTAGCTGACAGGGCAGTTGCACCTGGCAAACGTGGAGCCAATGGTACGGAGTCACCTGCAGTCGCTGTAGCAGCAATAGTCAAGTTACCGAAGTCAGTTGCGTCCAAGTGGTTTGCTGTGAGCAATTCACCAGTCAAGTTACCTGCTGTTGGGTGCTGTGCATCACCAGAAGTAGTAGTGATGTAAGCGCCTGCAGTAGTGTGACCTGAGAGGTAAGACAGTACGTCTGTATCCATAGCGTCAGCCATCTTATAGGCAGCACGATCAGCAGCCAAAGATGTGAAGTCTACGTTTGCAAACTGCTCTTCAATGTCATCCATTTTGAAAGCAAAGTAGTTAGCTTTGTCAATGGTGAGCGAGAAGTCAGAGTCATCAAGCTTCTCTACTGAGATACCTGTGTGACGCTGCAGAGCGTTGACTGTTACGTCTGGCTCTTTTTGAATGCGAACTGTGTCGCCTTGGTTTGCAATCTCACCAAAGTAAGAGTTGTTAGTGATTGCGTTAGTTACAGCTGCACGGCGAAGTGCAATCTGTGCTTGTTTGGAGTAGATAATCGGGGAGAAGTTCCCGTCAAAACCACCACCAGCGGTTCCAATAGCCATAATAATTCTCCTTTATAGATATGGCGTGAAAGTTAGACACTACATATCCACATTAAAAGAGGCTCGTTGTCTTAGGGTAGTCAGCAGTGCTATCAGGATGGCCGTCCTTCAAGCGCTGGGCCTATACTTAGAGGTAGTTCTTCGTGTGGCTAGTGCTTAGTTAAAAGCATGTACAAGCAGTTAGTGCCTGACAATGTACATGCCTATAGTTTTACCTACAATTAAAGTAATGTCAATCTATTTCTTTGACATATCGTAAATAAACTTGCCTTGACGTTGAGCTTCAAAGATCTCTTCTGAGCGCTTTTCGTACTCCTTGATAGACATCTTGGCTACCTTGGATTCACTCAAGTAGCTTGCAGAGCTATCTTCGCTAGGCGTAGTGTTTCGTTTAGTCCTTACTGAAGAGGCAGCAGACTTATCAGAGCTAGAGCCTTTGGTAGGCTTTATACCGTTGTCACTCTTATATAAATCAATAACACGTGCTACTGACTTAGCGTCCTCTGAGTTCTCGTAGAGAGCATCCTGTACCCACTTAGGTTGTTCCTCTGCCCAGTCGTGGAAGGCGTCATCACTGCGGATACTTTCAAAGTCTGGGTGTAGGCTTAGTAGTTCAGCTTCAGCACGTTCTCGCTGAGCTTGGATACGCATACCTTCAATCTCTTTTAGTCTACTATCTAGTTCTGTTGAACGCTCACGTGACTTCTTATCTGCGATAGCTTCAACGATACCAGCTACGTCAGGGTACTTCTTAGCCCAGGCTTCGATCTCTTGGTCTGACTTAGGTAGTACCAACTCGTTCTTAGCTGCAGCATTGAGTTGTTGCTCTAGCTTCTCAAACTTAATCTTCCACTCTTGCTCTTTGTCTTGCATGTGGCGGCGAATGTCTGAGTAGCGTTGCTTAAACGTTTTCTCTTCAGAGCTTAGCTCAGTAGTAGCTTCTTGTGCTTTGGCTTCTGGCTTTTCTTCTTGTTGGGTACTACTCTCTGCCTGAACTTGGGGTTCGCTAGGCTGTGAGCTATCGGGTTCCGCTTGTGGGGTTTCTTCTTGTTGTTCTTCTGCTGTTTCATCTTGAGTAACCCCTGCTTGCTTAAGCAGTTCTTTTAGTTCTGCCTCATCCCGTTCTACACGGGATAAGTTACGCTTGTGTGATACGGAATTAGTTTCGATAACCGCTGATTCTGTTGACATAGTTTGGTCTCTCTTATGTTGGGGCCAGCCGTAGCTGGGTAGCCTTATAGTTATGTTGGTAGTCTAGTAGTTATTTCTTCTTTTTCTTCTTGGAGCGTTTAGATACGAAGCCACCTGCGCTTAGTCCAGTAATCCCGAAAGATGTATCAAGGTCTGCGCCACCTGCTGTTGTATTATCTGCTGCAGTAGAAGATTCCGTCCCTGTTGTTATACCTTCTGTTGCTTTTTTCATTGTTTCAGTTTTTTCTTCTGAGGTTAGACCTTGCATATTACTCGTTGCTTCTTGGCTAGCAACAATAGATGCAGTATCATCACTCCTATCGTCTTGCATTTGTTTTATTTGCGCATCAGTAGTCGTAGCATAGGAGCCTGTAGGCGTAACTATTTTATCACCGCCACTTACTTGAGCTACAACAGCTTTAGTCTCTTCCTCAGATAGACCTAATAGATTTTTAATACCATCAACAATGCTCCCGCCAAAGTCGAAAATGCTACCACCTTCAGGCGGCTTATACCCTGCTTCAATGATCTTCTTCTTAGTATTGTTAGTAGCCCAAACACCAAACGCACCAAAGATAGGGTTAATAGCAGCCATACCTGCCATCATAGCCATTGCAGTTTGGTTCTGTGAGTATGCTTTAGCTAGCTCTTCTGTAGTCATACGTGTATAGTCGGGCGTCATCGCCTCCGTAGTTTCAGGGGGTGGTGGATCGTCATTACCTGTACGTACTGCAGTCTCTGTAGTTGTAGCTACAGGCTCAGTGGTGTAGCCCTCAGCTACAAGCTGGTCATACTTAGCTTGCTCTGCAGGAAGCGTCACAGACACAGCAATACCGTCAGGAGAGTAAAGCATAACTATACTTGACTGTGGGGCTTGTGAAGCCTCAATGATCTGTTGGCTTAGGTAACCTGGAGCAAAGGCTGTACCCATACCTTGTGTGAACTGAGCTTGGTAAGGATTGACGCCTGACGTAGAAGCGCTGGCAGCACTTACATCTACACCGTCCTGCGCATACAATACTTGACCGCCTTTGTTGTACTCTCCAGTGTTACCTACAGCCTGAGGAGGAGGTGTAACCATACCGCCTACAGCCATGCCCATCTCTTGCAGCATTGCAAGTTCTTCTGGAGTTAAAGCACCCTCAGCTTGGTTATCCATATTTTGACTTACTGGTTCACCACCAATACGTCCATCAGCTTCCATCTGACCCATGCCACGCTTGGCTTCAGTACGTAGATCCTCAAAGAACTTAACACCGTAGTAGCGTGTAACATCAGCAGGTACAACGTACTCGCCTTCACTCAACTGAGCAGGGACATCATCACGTACCTCTTCTGCCATTGAACCTGGAGGTACTTCATTCCCACTTACAGGGTCTACAGTAGTACCGTCATCTGCGATACCACCCTCTTGAAGTAGCATCTCCATTTGTTTAGCTTCATTGGCTTCCATTGATTTCGTCCCTCATATATTTCAATCTACGTAGTGAGGCGATCTCGCCTTGAACCCTGTACATGTTATCAGGTTGATTCTCTTGCTCTAGTCGTTTGTGTGCAGAGCTTATCTTATTGTCTAGGTACTCTACGTAAGCGTCCCATAGTTGCTTATCGTTGACTAACTTCTTTAGTGCGCCGTTCATTTAGTTCGCCTCTGTACTAACCCACCCTCGTTGAAGCGTAGCTTAGTGTTTTTAGGGTCAATAGTCAAGTTAGAAATGTCTAGGAGCGTACCCTGTACGGTTTCATATTTAGGTGGTTTCTTTAAGACCTTACCCTTAGCTGTACGTGCGCTAATTTTTCCAGCGCCTGTACGGTACTTCAAAGGCTTTTTACCTATCTTAATTTGATTGCCTAATTCAGACTTTAATTGCTTAAGTACCTTATTGTAAGAAGCTACATAAGTATTATAAAAGGCTGATCCCTTAGCTATCTTAGAAGGTATCTCATCTAATCTAAATCTTTGATACGCTAGCTTATCTACGGGAGGTAGTACAATCTCATCAATACCTCTTGCTTTTGCGTCTGAAATTATAGCCTGTAAGCTCATACGTATAGTGTCTGTTATTCTTTGTACTGGGAGATCTTTTTTACTAATCGTAGACAGTGCTGTTTGAATATAAATTGATACAGTGTCATTAATGTCATCCGCTATTTCTTCCATTAAATCATCAAACTCATCGAACTCCCTTTGTAGTATACTATTTACAGTGGGGAATACATCTCCTGCTTTTCCTACGCCTTCAATTATATCTTGATCTGCATCTATACGCTTTAATGCTTCCTTATAAACCTTTATCTTATCAGAATCAGATAGCTTAGTATTGAGGATTGTAGGTATAACTACATCCTCTATGTAATATTTAATATCATCTACCACCTTATCTG